GGTCAGTATTAACTGGCAGCGTTCGCGTGAAAGGTAAGTATTCTGCGCAATCTCCCCGACTGTCGCCGGGTAGGTGACGCTTAATTCATTAAACACCACTCAGGCGGTTTCTGTCATATCCTGCTGTTTTAGCATGTCTTTTTCCCTTTTCCGGTTAACGTGACATACCAATAACTCTTGTCTAAAAAGCCAGCAAGCTGAAAGACAGGTATTCACCACCAGCACGTTTACTGTACTGATGCGATTTCAGTCATAAAAAACCCGCCAGGCGGCGGGTTTAAGTTGTGTGGCGTAGTAACCACTCTTAACATACTGACATACTTTTTGCGGACCGCGCTAATCATTTTTTACTTTTTTGGGCAGCCAGTCGTCCATCTCCAGCCTTACACCCAGCATCGACAGACATCCGTCAATAAATCCTTCAGCAATCTGCATCTCAATTCGTATTGCCTTTTCGCTCTTCTTTCTTGTTCTGGCAATCTGCCTTTTTGATATGCGCAGCAGATAATGAGCTACCAGCAGCGAATACTCGTCCGGTTTTTTCTTCTTCAGGCGCGTAAGGCAGTTTTCGATGATAAGGCCGTCATCATCGCTGCAGGCCGGGCGAGGTTTAGCGGTGGATGGTAAAAGGCCTTTAAATCCAGCAGCTATCGGAGAATAGTCCACCCCGGCGTTACCACTTGCCGCCCATGCCCCCCAGCGTTCGAGAACCATCTGAATATCACGCATCAACTTTCTCCACAAAATCAGGACAGCACACCAATCGCCAGCGCGCGATCGATAAAACGAAATATCAGCTCCAGCTGGGAGCCATACTTCTCTTCAAATGCCACGGTATCCGCATGCAGCTCGTCGTGATGCTTTCTGCACAAAGGCAACACAAAGAGGTCATGCGCTTTTGTACCCATTCCGCCCTGACCGTGACCTATCAGGTGGTGGGGATCATCAGCAGGTTTTCCACAACATGCGCACGGCTGCGTCTTAACCCAGCGCGTGTACTTTTCATTAACCCAGCGGCGACGTTTTGGGCGTAACATAAAAGACTCCGGCGACTCCGGATCCACTTTCAGCGCCAGCACCTTTTTCGCTTTATCCCGGATAATACTGGTGGCGGGAACCGAAGGCACAAGGTCACTTTCCCGGGTGACAGACGGCACAACCGTCTTCGGTAATCTCAGTACCTTACGGGCTGCACTTTCCGGTAAGGCATCCGCCAGGTCATTACGAACCAGCCACCAGCACAGTTCCGGCATTGTCACAACGTGACTGTCATCAAAACCAAGATCACGGCGCACAACAGACAACACCCAGCGGGCACAGTTATCCGTTGCCATTGATTCCAGCCGTTCCGTGAACTGGTCACGGAGGAGATTGTCACAGTGCCAGCACAGACGGATTGCGCCTGGCGCGTGCCGCATTGTGGTCATGTTCTCGCTGTGCCAGTCGGAATGAGGCCACTGACAGCCCTTTTCACGAAGTAACCAGCTCTCAAGGCATTCCACGCCACCAGCACGACGGATCACCGCCTCATTGCGGAACACGGCCCGAACGGCAGGATCATCCGCCAGCGGTTGTGATGCCGCCGGAACGGCACCACTGGCGAAAGATGAATAACGCTCCGGCTCAGGCTCCAGCAGGACACGCCCCTGCATAAACAGGGGCATCAGCTCTGAACCTGGCCTGAACAATACGATCCCCATACGCGGGGCAATTTCAGGGGTCAGTAGTGCTCTCAACGTAGAACCTCACAGCACAATCTGTTTCAGTTTCTGTACCGCTTTCCCCATATCCGCCATAGCATCAACAAACTCATCAAATTTACGACTTGCCATTCCATACGCCTGGAGGATTTCCAGTTTCAGAGGATCCAGTTGCTTTTTAATTTCCGCACGATCATTAAATTTCTTCTCTGCTTCTTCCGCAGCCCTGATCAGCTCCTCAGCATGCCTGCGTAATTCATCCGGAGTAACGGTCTTTTTAATCACAACGGGTTCCTCTGTTTTTACTGGTATTTCACTATTTACTGCCTGATGTCCAAATTTAGGATGATGTAACGTTGTAGTTCTTCCATCATTCGCAACGACCAGAAGTCCACTGTCGCGGATAATGCCAATGAGTATCTCCTTATCCCTTTTATTCAGTAGACTGTACGCCTGCACTTTCTGTGATATCTGGGTCAGTGTTGCGCCTTCCGGCATTCGTTCAACAAAACGTTTAACCCTGGATAAAACTGGCTGCAGATGGGGTGGTGTAATTCTCATGCTCCACGCCTCCCATCAGTGAACGGTATCGAGCAGCTTTAACAGCTCAGGGAATCGGGATTCGAAGAAATGCGGCTGCGTCTCGCGCGGATTTGCAGGACTGGTGATGTTCTTGCCGAACATGCAGCCTTTCGCTGTCAGCGACCAGAATTTTTTGATGTTGTTAATCGCGGTACGGCTGTATCGTTCGCGCTGCTCGACGATCCCCAGTTTCACCATCTGGTGATATGCCTGATTAGCCGTCAGGCGGATACCATACTGCTTCAGCAGTGCACTCAGCGACAGCGTAGGGCGGCTTGAACCATCTGGCGCATCAGCAGGTGCATCAATGGCATAGATCGGCATAAGTTCAGGAAGACCAGCTACCTTTGATAATTTCTGGTATGCACCAAGTTTCGAGGAGTTTGACAGATTTAGAGTCTTTGCTGCTGATTCAAGCAGAATGACCCCGGATTTAATTTTGTCGGATGTGGTTTCTTCTGGTGATGAATTATGAAGCGCATCAAAAGTACGTATCACTTTTAAGCTGAATGCCGGGCTGATCCACATTGCATATGCATAGACCAGCTCTTTACAGACATACGTCCCACCATTGCGCCCCTGAATGGTGATGACAGGAATACTACGGGAATCTCCCGTAGTTTCTTCTTCCAATAATTCCACAAGAGCCTTCGTTTCAGGACGACGCATAAACTCGTGAACTTCCAGCGAACGGGAGGAGCGATTCTCACCAGCGGCAAGAAGAGCAGCTTTCTGAAGGTCGTTAAGACAGTAGTTAGATTCGAAGTACTGGCGCACAGAAACGCCATCAATTACAAGCAACTGATTCATTGGTTTCTCCACAAATTTTTATCCACGAGCGGGACTGCACTCCCTTTTCGTTGATGCAGGATGAACTTACTGCGATTTTTAATAGTTATCAAGGATACACTGTTCATAAATACAGTATCTTTAACGAGGTAATACCCAAATTTAGGGTGTTGCTCAATTCCGTTACCGAGTTGCTAATTTGCAACTCGCTTTTTCGTACTTACTGATAGTGATCTCGACCTTCCCCTCCGGGATAACCGGTCCCCACTCCACCAGCATTCTTTTCACCTGACTGTCGTCTTCCCACACACCCGCGTGGGTCAGGGCGTCAAACAGCGCCTTGTTATAGTTGTCCAGATCGCGGATCCGGTTATCCGGAGGAAACAACACGATCTCCACTGAAGCAGGTGCCGACGTTGGTTTCGGCAGACGACGTAACTGCTCAACTATTGCTGCACACGCCGCGCTCTGGAATTTTCGCCCCGCCGCGCTTATCAGGCTCTTACCAGCAAACGCCCCTTTGTTGGGGTGTCGCCAGTACGTGTTCACGCTGGGCGGAAAAGGCAGTATTAGCTTCATACTTTCAGGCCCCTCTCATGTAACCAGTGGGCTGCACGCAGCCTGGCGTTTGCCTCACCGGCAAGCAGGGCGCGGATAATCCCGACCGCCTCGCTGTCGTCGTCCTTCACCGCGGTATGAAGAGTGATACCCCGGGCCACGCCACGCTTTATCGTGATGACACCTTTTTTCTCCAGTGCGCGAAGATGCTCCACCGCTGCATTCACCGAACGGTATCCCAGCATGGTTGCCACCTCCTGATTGGTTGGCGGGAAGCCACGTTCTTTCTGATAAGAAATCAGCATATCCAGCACCTGCTGCTGGCATTGAGTTAATGTCGTCATGCCGCCATCTCCCTGACCAGTTTTTCCGCCTGCTGGCGAACCTGCGCCAGAAATGCCTCACCACATGCCTCAAGTTCATCGCGCCCGATGTAGCTGATTGCCGCTCCCTTCCAGGTCTTGTCGAAAACAGCAATAGCACCAGCGAAGAAAGCACCTGTTGGCACCTGCTTTTCGTCTTTCGGGATAAACCAGGCTGGCAGTTCAAAACCAATACGCCCGCGAATAAAAGCAATATGATCTGCATCTTCCGGCCACCACACTTCGCTGGTGGCCGCTTTGATCAGGAAAACATAGCGCCCGCCTTTATCACGCATGGCACTGGCATGCTTCATGATGTAACGCATGCCGGTGATGTATTGTCCCTCATGCTGACTGGCGCGGCTGTACGGGGGATTACCAAAGGCAGCACCTTTAAGCTCCGCAAGACGTTCTGACCAGTCATGTGCCAGCGCGTTGTCTTCCGCCGTGTAATACGCGGCACATTTGGCGTTATCACCGTCAGTAAACAGATCCAGAACAAACGGGCCAAACAGGGTGTTAATTCCCCAGAAAATGTTGTCCGGCGTGCGCCACTGATCGCCCACTTCCTTCAGTTCATGGGCTGGTTTGTTCCGTAGTTCCACCAGCGCCTGGCAATATTTATTACTCATTAAGCCCCCACGTAATTCCCTGACAGATACCACTCATCACCCGCTACAGCGCGCTTTCTGCTTTTCCGTAAGCACCGCTCACGACGCGCCAGAAAATTGTTTCGTTCTGGCTGGGAGTGGCTTTCACGGAATGCCGCCATCCACACGGTTGCAGCACGACGGTATAAGCCCCTGGACTCCAGTTCTTCCGCCTGGCGGGTCAGGCACAAAATCACCCGGGGATCGTTAGTGCCGACATAGAAATTGCGCACAGGTATGGTTTCAAGAACAGGTTGCAGTTTCTCCTCCTGCGATATCTCAGCCTGGTGTGGGAAATGTCTGCGTGTTTTCCCTTCACAACAGTGAGCCACACGGCCACTCTGACGTAACTTGCTTGCTGACTGCAGAACGCACTGTCGTGAGTAACCAGCAAAAGCATCCGCAATGTCACCTGAAGTACACCCCGGATGGGCTTCAATGAATTTCTGTACATCGTTCATCAGACTCATGATCACCCCCTGAATCCTGTCGGGATCTGGCTGTAGTCCACGTTGTCGTAACTGGCTTTGAAGTACGGGTCCTCGCGTCTGGCTGCAGATACCGCAGGAACTTCCCAGGATTCTTCGAAATGACGATCCGGACCAAAGAACGTGACAGCCTGTTTCACAAATTGTGTGCCGCTATTGCCCATCGCAGATACCCAGCCCGCGTAGCGTTTCACACCTTCCAGCATGGTTTCGGGGTTTACCCCCTCGTTCAAACGGGCTTTCCAGGCTTTGAAGGCTGCTGATTTTGAATTGCCACCAGCACGTTTGGGATATTCCTGCCAGGCCTGTTCAAATTCCGGTGAATATTCCTGTCGGGCAGAACGCGCTGGCGCAGACGCGTCAGCGGATGCATCAATAGTGTTTTTAGTCTCCGTTGTAATCTCTGTAGTAATCTCTGTATTTGTATCAACATTCGGCGTATCCCCTGTTCCGTTATGACGTCGGGGGGTGTTCCGTTTTAACGTAATAGCTGTATCGCTGATTGCATTATTGCTGTTACTTTCTGGCGAAACAGAAGAAGGTGTGGTGATGGCCGCAATTGCCTGTGGGTTGATCCCGACAAACAAAATATTGCTGCATTTCACCCCATCGAGCATTTCCACCGTGCGTAAATCCAGAGTAATAAACCCTGCATCGCGCAGACGCTTCAGCGCATCTGCGGTTTCCCTTTTCCCGAAACCAAACTGCTCAGCAAACGCCTGGTAGCTTCTTTGCAGTTTGTCGCCCTGAAAACGCTTGTGATATCCCAGCAACGCTCCGGTGTGCTCATCCCTGACCTCTGTCGGGCGGTACCAGTAAACGATCTCTGAAAGCAGAGCGATAGCCGTCGCATCCGGACGCCCACTGGGTAGTCGAATATATTTCCACCAGGTCGCAGGTGTAACATTGCCGGAAATATTAATTTGACCAATAGCCATAACTTCCGGTGTGGGGGCGTAACGGCTCATACAACCTCCTTCCGCAGCATGAGAATTGTGTAGCCACGCGCAGGTTGTAGTCTGGCTTTTGCATCAATAGTAAGCGTTGCAATTTTTCGGATATGAAGATAACCAGCTCTTTCCAGTGCCAGGGTTTCCCTGAATATCGCTTGCTTAGAACAACAGCAGAAATCAGCAAGCACCTGATGATCAATAACTCTCTCGCCTTCACCGTCTGAAGAACCCGACATCAAAACACGCAACATAATCAGGCGCTGAATCGGGTTATCGAAAGCACATCCGCACACAAACTGAAAACAGTTCACGCCACACCTCCCAGACGCTTAAACATTTTTCCGGAGCAAAAGGCTATAAGCGGCATACTGACGCGGTAATTACGGCCCAGCGGTTCACAAACCACCTTCTGACATTCACGGTCAACCAGGCTAACACGTAGAACATGCCCTGCAGGCGTGGTGTACCACTGACCAGGACGAGGACAACGGAAAGTCTGATTGGTAAACCGTTTGAAAATATTCCGGATCATTTGCGCCCCCTTACCTCTGAAGGGTTCAGCGACAAATTTATGAGACTGGCCAGTAGCGCCGCGTCGTTGATGCGGTCATACAGACTTACAGCCAGCGGGGATTCGGCTTTTGCCAACATGGGATAAAGCTGCTGCAGCCAGACCTGATGAATTGATGAAATGTAGGAATAGAGAACGCTGGCGTTATGTGCAACGTCGCTCAGTACAGAGGGATTTGAAAGCTGTTTCTCCATCTGGTTAAAGGCATTGATGTATGCCTCTTTGAACTGGGCAGCACGTTTACCCGTGAAACCCATAGCAAGAAACGCAAAGCCGTCGCGGGTTATTTGATAGCAAGGTAGTTTGCGGCCTGTGCAATCGGTGTAATCACTCACCGAAAAATTGCGGGAAGTGAATGATGCAGAGCATTCAAGCGTGCGGATCTTTTTCAGTACATCGTCATGACGTTTGGAGAAGAAGTTGGCAACAGCCAGGGATGAAGTAACAGCCTGACCATCAACGATGGCAATTTCAGGTTGAGTGAGGGTTGGGATCGTAGCCATGATGGCAGCCTCCGTTGACTGTGGAAAACTTCCACCACCGGAGCTGCGAAACTCACTGGTGGCAGACTGAACAGGGTTCGCAGTACCGGCGTCAACGGAGACCGGCGAGCCTTTCGGCTCCCCTGCCCAGCCCACCATAATTCTGGCGTGCGTGAGCGCGGACGATAAAAAAGACGCTGGCGCGTCATATATCGCCGTTGACAATTCCGGGCTGCGACCCCCGGCACCCGCTTTATAAGGTGCCTGAGCAGTGTAACGTCCCGGAATTGCAGAATCAATATGCTGGTGGTCCTTCACACTCAACAAAATCACGCCTGAATTTCCACAAAGGACTAAAGCACTCATGCGGGTAGTCTTTGCGAAGATAGATAACGCGCTGTGTTTCTGGCTCCCAACGAATAACATGGACATAAAGCCCTCTTCCGTCACGAAACCAGCGGTTAAGTTCCTGCACAACTCGCCCCCCACAGTCAGGTAAAGTTCTCTGTGGTTACTTACAGCCAGGTGATTTGGTAATCTGCATTCATGCCGTAACAACAGGTGTTCAGCGACGCTGACCACCAGCTGTTGCGACAAACGGTTATTTGCCGTTAAACTATTCATGCGTTAGTTTCTCCACAGACACAAAACGCCACGACGCCCGGAGCTGCACACTCGCGGGCGTCACTCTTTTCTGGAGCGCAAAAGATTTTGTAGACCAGTGCTGCATGCTCCTGGAGCTTCGAAATTGACAGATACAACTCATCATTAATTGCTGTCTGCTCGTGTGGCTCCACTACCCCATCTTCGATTGCCGAACGAATCTGCTTTGAGTAACTCCCGATCTGTTCGATGACTTCCAGCAGGCGCTGGTTTATATCGGCGTTCTCTACTTCCTCAATTTCAGGAAGCGATACAAACACCCCACCAGCAGACTGTGCGACAGCATCCGCAATGTAGTGAGTGCCAGCCGCGCGCTGTAAAATCATTGCCCATCCCAGCGGGAAAATCTGATCGCCATCTGCACGAAGGCGGTTGAATAAAGCGTTCTCTGTTACATCCAGCCACTCAGCAGCTTCAGCGTAACCCCCCGGCAACGCCGCGATAGTTTTTCTGACAGCTTTCACGTACCACTCAGGCTGTTTTTCTACTTTCCAGTGATGCTTACCCACGGCTTACCTCCTTTTCCTGTGGTTTTAACTCATTCCGGTTTTGACTAGATTGAAAGCGAGCAGGATAGAGAATCTGCATTTCGCTGATTTCTCCCTTAAAAAAATTGGCCAGACGCTCTGCCAGATCGATAGATGGAATTTGTTCCAGTCTCTCAATACGACTCAGCGTCGCTGGATTAACCTGAACACCCGCAGCAACATGCTGCAAAGTAAATCCGTGCGCCTTACGCACATTTCGTAATGGTGATTGCATATAACCTCCACATATTGCGTGATGAGCATATTATTTCACGCAAATATTTTGCGCAAGTTGATTTGCTTAACGCGCAATAAAGAAATGTAATAAACGCATGAACATAGGAAATCGAGTCAGACAACTTCGCCAGGCGAAGAACATGAAAATCGCCGATCTCGCTGAAGCAATAGGAGTGGATGCGGCGAATATCTCGCGCCTCGAAACAGGTAAGCAGAAACAATTCACTGAACAAGCCCTGAGTAATATTGCCAGGAGCTTAGGTGTTGATATTGCTGATCTCTTTACCTCAGACCTCAAAAGTAATACTGTATGTAAAAACAGTATTAGTGAGGATGTTGCGCAGGTGAAGGATGTATTCCGTATTGAAATGCTGGATGTCAGTGCCAGTGCGGGAAATGGCCTTATCCAGGGCGGTGATGTCATTGATGTGATTCATGCCATTGAATACAGAACTGATAATGCTGTATCGATGTTTGGTGGACGACCAGCAAATCACATTAAAGTTATCAACGTTCGTGGGGACAGTATGTGTCCAACCATTGAGCCAGGAGATCTCATCTTCGTTGATATCAGTATCAATCAGTTTGATGGGGATGGTATCTATGTGTTTGGTTTTGATGATAAAATTTATGTCAAACGACTGCAAATGATACCTGACAAACTACTGGTAATTTCTGATAACCAGATTTACCGTGAATGGGGAATTACCAGCGAAAATGAACACCGGTTTATGGTCTTTGGAAAGGTCTTAATCAGCCAGTCACAAACCCTTAAGCGACACAATTAACCCTTACCTCCTCATCAATTAGCCACCCGAAGGTGGCTTTTCATTACTCATCAAATTGCATATCTCGCAACAAAAATACTTGCATAATGCGCAACTTAATTTTATCTTTCTTTCCAGACCAACAAACAAGGTACTAACAAAATTTGGTTGTAACACGGCGTATGGCACATGCGTCGTTAGCGGTCTGGGGACGTTAAAGGAGACAATCCACTCCTTGCTCGGGCAAACAAACCAGGTAGCCGGAATGTGCAAGTCAATGATGATGCTGATAAGACGCCTAACCAGCGTGGCGATTCGGTTTGACGCCTGGGAAGAGACCAGGGTGCAACGATGAGGGCATTTATGGAACCGCGACAAAGTGTGGTGCCGTAACTGGCTAAGTGCTCTCAGTGTTGTGGTGAAGGCGCAGGCTGATGCGCGAAAGACATTGCAGCTATTGCGGAAAAGAGCTGTTCGGCGGGGCAATTAAACGCCCGTGAGAGTCTGAAATAACCGCAAGCCGGAGATCAGCACCGGTCACCACAACAGCCACTGCTTTGGCGGTACCAGTTTGTACACTTGCTTCCGGCTGGTACCGCTCTTTTTACAAAACAGAGAAGAGCATCACCGGACGACGGGCTCATAACCCAATCCATCCGGGCGGCTGCCACCGCAGGTGTTCTTCTCTGTTTTGTGGGGAAACCAACCGACCTTGCAGGGTCGATATGATGAGGAGCAGCAAAATGGCTAGCGAACGCAGTACTGATGTGCAGGCATTTATCGGGGAGCTGGACGGCGGCGTATTTGAAACCAAAATCGGAGCTGTTCTCAGTGAAGTCGCTTCCGGTGTGATGAACACGAAAACCAAAGGTAAGGTCTCGCTCAACCTGGAAATCGAACCGTTTGATGAGAACCGTGTGAAAATCAAACACAAACTCTCATATGTTCGCCCGACTAACCGCGGGAAAATTTCCGAAGAAGACACCACCGAAACGCCGATGTATGTCAATCGCGGTGGTCGCCTGACTATTCTGCAGGAAGACCAGGGACAATTACTGACTCTTGCCGGTGAACCTGACGGAAAACTCCGCGCAGCAGGTCATTAATATCGTTCTTAATTAACCGATTATTTATCTCATCACTGAATATCTTTATATAGTGAGGACTTATTATGTCTCAGAACTTAGACGCAACCGCAATTAATCAAATCCATTCCCTTATTTCTGCTCAGGGTGTTAATGAAATTATCAGTAAGATTGGTGCCGATGCTGTGGCATTGCCTGAGAATTTCCGCATTCATGATCTGGAAAAATTTAATTTAAATCGCTTCCGTTTCCGTGGTGCGCTTTCCACTGCCAGCATCGATGACTTTACCCGTTATTCTAAAGATCTTGCAGATGAAGGCACCCGCTGCTTTATCGATGCCGATAATATGCGAGCAGTCAGTGTGCTTAACCTGGGTACTATTGATGAACCAGGTCACGCAGATAACACCGCCACTCTCAAACTGAAAAAGACAGCACCGTTCTCTGCCCTGTTGTCTGTTAACGGCGAGCGTAACTCCCAGAAGTCACTGGCAGAATGGATTGAAGACTGGTCCGACTACCTTGTGGGCTTTGATGCTAATGGTGACGCTATTCAGGCAACAAAAGCGGCTGCGGCGGTCCGTAAAATCACGATTGAAGCAAACCAGACCGCTGATTTTGAAGATAATGACTTCAGCGGCAAACGCTCCCTGATGGAGTCTGTCGAAGCGAAGACCAAAGATATTATGCCAGTGGCATTTGAATTTAAATGCGTTCCGTTTGAAGGTCTGAAAGAACGTCCATTTAAATTACGCCTCAGCATTATCACTGGCGATCGTCCTGTACTGGTTCTGCGCATTATTCAGCTGGAAGCAGTGCAGGAAGAAATGGCTAACGAATTTCGTGATCTGCTTGTTGAGAAATTCAAAGACAGCAAAGTAGAAACCTTTATTGGTACTTTCACCGCCTGATTTCATTACTGCAAATGCTCCTGCGGGGGCATTTATGGAAACGTAATTAACTCAATAATCGCCGGATGGTGCGGGATTCCTTTTACCCGAATTCAGCGCGGTGCAGCGCATATAAAGTGGAGAACGAAATGTCATTTATTAAAACTTTTTCCGGGAAGCATTTTTATTATGACAAGATAAATAAAGACGACATCGTGATTAACGATATCGCGGTTTCCCTTTCAAATATCTGTCGCTTTGCAGGACATCTTTCACACTTCTACAGTGTCGCCCAGCATGCGGTGCTTTGCAGCCAGCTGGTGCCGCAGGAATTTGCTTTTGAAGCGTTAATGCATGATGCAACAGAAGCGTATTGCCAGGACATCCCCGCACCACTGAAACGACTTCTTCCTGACTATAAACGGATGGAAGAAAAAATAGACGCCGTAATCCGTGAGAAATACGGGTTACCTCCTGTTATGAGCACGCCAGTGAAATATGCCGATCTCATCATGCTGGCAACCGAACGCCGCGATCTCGGACTTGATGATGGCTCTTTCTGGCCTGTATTGGAAGGTATCCCGGCAACAGAGATGTTCAAAGTGATTCCACTGGCACCGGGCCATGCCTACGGGATGTTTATGGAACGCTTCAACGAGTTATCGGAATTACGCAAATGTGCATAACTCATGTAGTTAGTTTTTCTGGCGGGAGAACATCTGCATATCTTGTTCACCTGATGGAAGAACAAAGAAAGGCTGGCAATAACGTCTGCTACATCTTTATGGATACCGGTTGCGAACATCCGCTGACATACCGCTTTATTCGGGAGGTTGTGAAGTTCTGGGGCATACCGCTAACTGTGTTGCAGGTCGATATAAATCCAGAGCTTGGGCAGCCAAATGGTTATACGGAATGGGAACCAAAGGATATTCAGACGCGAATGCCGGTGCTTAAACCGTTTATGGACATGGTTAAAAAGTACGGTACGCCATACATCGGCGGCGCATTCTGTACTGACAGGCTAAAACTCACCCCTTTCACGAAATATTGCGATGACCATTTTGGGCGAGGGAATTACATCACATGGCTGGGTATTCGTGCGGACGAACACCGTAGGCTGAAACCGAAACCGGGCGTCCGGTATCTTGCCGAGCTGTCAGATTTTGATAAGTCGGATGTTATCCGGTGGTGGCGTAAACAACCTTTTGATTTGCAAATCCCGGAGCACCTCGGGAACTGTGTTTTCTGCATCAAAAAGTCAACGCAAAAGCTGGGGATCGCATGTAAAGACGAACCTGGTCTGATGCGGGTTTTTAATGAACTGGTTACAGGCAAACACGTCCGGGATGGTCATCGCAGAACAGGTAAAGACGTTATGTACCGTGGTCACCTGACGCTTGACAGGATTGCCAGAATGTATGCCGACAGCGACTACAGAAGTTTGTATCAGGCGATGGTGCTGGCCAAGCGGTTTGATACTGGTTCGTGTTCCGAATCATGTGAAATCTGGGGTGACCAATTGGAGTTGAAATTCGAAGAGGTAGTGGCATGACAATCGTAAAAACCCATACCGGTACCGTGATCACCAAAGATGGACCGCAGGTAAAAAAATTGCACCAAACAGAACGGATGTGGGTCGTCGGCAAAAACGAGTTTTACCACAAAGAAACTGGACGCCGCCACTTTGCAGAAAATACGCGCCGCCGACTGCTGTTAGACACCATCAAGCCTATCGAGGTGAAGCATGTTTAAACAGAACGAAAAAGCTATCGCTCAAATTGCTGATTATATCCCGCGTGCGTGCCGGGGTATGCAGTTGCAGGAAGCCAAAGCGCGCCTGGAGAAAAAAATTGCGCTCTATATCGATGACGGCTGTGATGCTGCCGTTCTTAACGCAGCGTTCGCGCCAGCTCTTAACAGTCATACGCGGGAGTCTTTTTTTTCGTGCATCGCAGCGCAGATCCGCAAAGGAGGCAACCAGTGAGCAAGATTGACTATCAGGCACTGCGTAAAGCGGCGCAACTGGCAACACAGGGTGAATGGGTCGCATTTATTTCGTCTGGTACTGGTACATATGCGGTGCATACACCTGGTGATAAACGATGTGAAGACGTTATCAAATGGACCGGCTTTGATGGACAGAACAACGCAGAGAACAACGCTCGTTATATCGCAGCTTTCAACCCTGAAGTAGTGCAGGCGCTGCTGGATGAACGGGAAAGAAACCAGCAATACATCAAACGCCGTGACCAGGAGAACGAGGATATTGCGCTTACGGTTGGGAAGCTGCGCGTTGAGCTTGAAGCAGCAAAATCAAAACTCAACGAGCAGCGCGAGTATTACGAGGGAGTTATCTCTGATGGGTGCAAGCGTATTGCTGAACTGGAAGCGCGGGAAGTTCAATTACCGACTCGCTACGACCTTCGATATGGACACCCGATAAATGCAGATGAGCGACAAGTCATGATACCTAAAGAAAATGGCAGTTGGCTTTACCTGATTGACCTAGAACACGCATTACGCGTCGCTGACATTCGCATCAAAGGAGAGTGATATG